GGGCTGGGCATCCCGTAGCAACTTCTGCCCACTTCATCCATACAGCGGGGGAAGGAGTGTTAACATGAGTGACGATCAAGATGAGCTATCGACGCTGGCACAGTACTCCAAGGATTTCTTAGACGGGATCATTGATGAGGAAGAGTTCAACGCTGCTGCGGTTGTGCATCTCACTGAGATGAGCATGTCGAGTGAGAATGAATTCACTACATTCATGAAGCAGCTAGCTAAGAGGCTGGTTTATGATGGAGCAGGGGAGAACTTTACTTCCTTGCAGCCAGAGCAAAGCCCAGAGTTCGTTGAGCTATTAGATGGTAACATTCATCATGTTATCAAACAGATAGCTAAGCTTGAGGCTACCGTTGAAGGTGACGATGAAAGAGATACTGCACGAGACGTGGTGATCTACGTCTGTCGTGCTGTCAGCGACATACAAACAATGGAGGAGGAGAAAGGGGATGGGGCAAGTAGCGGATAAAATATACTTCGTGGAGGCTGGTAACGGTTACATGCGTGTGACTGTGACCCAGCGGAGTATTGAATACCGCGGAGAACGTAGGGCCGTAGCTAACGTAGCTTGGAATGAACTGGTAGGCGAGAACTCTCTCGGCAAGGTAGTCGAGAAGCACTCGCCTACTCGTTTGTTCATAGCTAAGTTGGCAAACTCTAGCTTATTAGAACGGGAGAAACTATTCGATCAATTCGCAGCTAAGATTAAGTTCAAACTAATCGGCATTGAGTGGAGGGTAGAGTGAAACGCGCTCTATTGGTAGACGGATCGAACATTTACAAGTCAGCCAAAGGTCTTGGCTTTCGTGTGGATTACAAGAAACTTCTCTCTCACTTTCAGAAAGATGGCCACGTACTACGTGCTTTCTACTTTACTGCTTTACCCGACAAGAGTGTGCATTCAACGCTACGCAAGATGGTGGATTGGATATCCTACAACGGATATACAGTCATTCAAAAAGAAACCAAGGAGTACTTCGACGAAGAGGGCATTCCTAAACTCAAAGGCAACATGGACATTGAGATTGCCGTGTGTGCCTGGAAGTTTGTCAACCTAGTTGATGAAATAGTTTTGTTCTCTGGAGATGGAGATTTCCGTGCATTGGTCGAGCGGATACAAGAGCTTGGTGTTAGTTGTCACGTGGTGTCTAGCATGTCTATGTGTGCTGATCTACTGCGTCGTCAAGCTGACAAGTATACCGATCTAAGCATATTGCGTAAAGACATTGAACACAAGGCCGGCAGGCCACGTTTCTTGGGGGACGTTCATGGCTGACAATCCAGAACTTGAACTAGGCCAACGAGTATGGCGTGAGAACAGGCCACATCGTACCATTCCTAATTGGATGGCTGCGTATGGCAGGATCATAGACTTCAACCGTGAGGATGATGACGATCCTGAGAGTGAGTTAATGTCTGTTCTAGTGTTGTTTGACGACAACACTGTGGATGAGATCGACGTGTCAGAGTTTGACATCTGGCATGTGCGCAGTGAATGCTGGCAGATATACAAAGATTAAGGGGCAGAACCATGAAGATAATCGCAGTGGCAGCAGCCATATTCCTATCACAAATCGGCGTTGCGGAGGCACGTAGGCATCATGTTAGACACCATTTTGTTGGCAGCAATCGTAGTCATGTTAGGAGCCCCAACATTACTGCTCCTGTGGTGCGTGATCTACCAAGTACAACGCTCGCATCAGCGTTTGAAACGCCTCAGAAGGCGGTGGAATACCCGAATTTAAATGTATCCACTCTGCTCGACGGCCATCAGAGTGGTATTTATTACGTGGCCGAACACGAACTGAGAAAGCCGAAAAAGACATTCACTAGTCCTGAAAGGTCGTTCGGGATGGCATTGTCAATGGTCGGAGCAGTCGTGTTAATCTTCACTGTGTGTGTCGGCTTAGATCGGAGGATGAAACGCGAGAAATATGACTCTGGAGCGTATAAGGATTAAATCGAGTTGACGTAAGGAGCTACATCTTGTAATATACTTATAATCAGTGGGGAACTAAAAATGGCGAACAGAACAATGCAGCAAAAAGCTGCGAAGCATCGGAGGCAACGTAGAGCGTGGGCTAAGCCTTTCTCTATGCCTTCGCACATAACACACAATCGTGGTGTGTTAGGTGAATACCAAGAACGAGCAAAAGGGTTGGCAATCAACGAAGCAGAGATTGACGATCTGATTAGACGGTACTACAAGCATGAACCGTTCTCGGGCACAGGTCCGGGACGGAAAGAGATAGCGGAACTTCTGTTGGAGTTGAAGCATCTAGTTCCTGCTATGCTATTCTTCGACATCTTCCCTGAGAATTGTTATCAACGGGTTAGGATGTTCTTCAACTCAAGTAAGACTTGCTGGATCATTGTTCACAATGATTTCAGGAGAAAGACCGTCCGTCGTTCCATCGAGTATCCTACCAAGGAATTAGCTCTGGATCGTTGGCATCGGTCTAAGGTAACATGGACCGCCAGGCCCATACCGAATGGCGGCTAGGCTTCATCGCCCCGGCTTAGCCGCCTAAGCAGTGGCCGCACCACTGCCCACTCAACCCTCGTCAGCGTCTCCCCTACGCTGGCGGGGGTTTTTTCTTATCCAGTTGCGTTTCCTTTGAATTGTAAATGTTAATACGTTTTCTCATATCCGTTTAAAGGATACATCATGTGCAAGGATATTCCGGGCCAGCCCGTAAGGCGTAGGATTGCTGTTTGTGCGTGTAATCAAGACTTTCCGATCTGTGACTTAGAAGATGCAGTAAAACACATCACTACGGACAGTTCCTCAGCCCATAAGTGGGTGTGGATTGATCCGGAGTTCAAGCATTTGTTCCCTGTTGTTTACATACTGCCAGACCGTACTATCCACGATTATAATTAGTCCATACACGACCGAGAAGGGAGTTTGATGTGGATGAGGCAACAGGATTTCAACTTGCTTCGGAAAATGCGGCAGTAGTTTTAGTCTTCCTCACCGACTGGATGATGCGGGCTATAAACTATTGGTTAAGCCAACTGGAACTCCTGCGCCTATGGGCACAGGACAATTCGTTAGAGGCCAACGTGTTGATGGTCAATGCTTTGATCATCATCTTGATCATAGCAGTGCGGCTGGATCAACGTCGGCGTAGGGAGAAGCTTCTACAACTGGTGGGGCTTGGTATGGCCAAGTGGAAGAAAGGACATCTAGCTAACGTCTTAAGCGATGCGATATCTAATGCTGAAGGATTATCTAGGCAAGAAAAGCGTGCACTTACGCTCAAGGTTGCCGAACTCTTCGGCTTGGACGATCTATTGCCAAGACGGTGGAACCGGAAGGCTGTTGCCTACCGGGTCAAGAAGAACTGTGAGTTGATGGCCAAGCAGCTTGTGCTGTGTAAGCCAGAAATTCCCGGTGGGATTGCAAAGCCAGGGGAAGTTCCTGAGTGGAAAGACTTGGGATCAGACTTCTTGGCCAAGCGAAAGAGGGTAGCATGAGACGACTTCAGATACAGTGTCCGCACTGCAAGGAGAATTTCATCTCCCGTAAAGCCCGGTCTGCTCACTACAGACTGGCACACAGACGACCTCGTCCGGTCTCGGGCGAGAATGCTATCGAAACCCCTAAGAGGACTGCTGCTCGCGAGAAGCAAGCGCTCTGAAACCTCGAAAGCGAAGAGAGAGAAGATGAATAACTCTGTGATATTGGAGAAGAAGGCTGGCCAGATCATTCCGAAAGAAATGATCGAACTAGCCTTGAAGAATTGTCCGACCGTGTCGGGCTTCGCGGTCAGAGATGGCGATGGTATCGCCTACGAATTCTCTGACAAGGCTACCAGTGCTGATGCGATCATGAAACTTCAGGATGCCGTCAAGGAACATCCTCTGTTTCTGTTCCTCGGCAATTGGGTGAATGGCTTCGACGTAAAGAAGGACATTCAGCCGTTCTGCCTTAAGGACGGCGAGGACAATAACATAGTCGCCTATTTCTGCGAAGGGGACTTTCCGAAACATACGAAGGCAGGTCGTACTGATGAGGGCAACCTGTCGGCTGACTTCATTGATCCTATTCTGTCTGACATTTACGAAACTGTCGAGGGCGATCCCGGCAAGTTCACTGCCAAGCTTCATTCTCCTGTGTTCAAGACGCAGCTTCAGGCTACGATCGGACACCGGGGTCTGTTCGCTTTTCTACCTCCAATTGGTGATCCGATTGTGATCGGACAAAACGAATTGGGTGGCGAATTCGAATGGGGAAACACTTCCCAGCTGTTCGGATTTGGCGAAAAGAAGGCCGAAGTTCCTATCACAGCGGCCGTGGCAGAAGGTGCAGGGAAGGTCAAACGTAAGTTCTCCTCGTTTCTTGGAGGCACTCACGAGAAGCCTGCTGCATCTGTTCCGGAGACCAAGCCTACGGCTATTGAGGCTCCTAAGCCTCCGGTCGAGGCGCCCAAGACGGATACGGCTATTACTGCTGGCAAGGTCCAGGTATTCCCACCGCCGAAGCTTACGGGTGGTGCAAGGAATAAATGGTTTCGTCTTATGAATGGTGGGGAACTTCCTCCCAATCATCAGAGCCAGAAGACTGCTGTTCACGTCTCTCCTGAAGTCAGTGAGATCGCCAAGCGTTTCAACTCCATCTCCACGCAGGCTGAAGTCGGCCAGTTGGAAGATGCGTTGAAGGGTAAGTCTACGGAAACTCAGGCTCCTGTTGCATCTGGTCAGCCTCCGGCTAGTCAGATACTCAGGCCAAGTCCGGCAGACTACCTGCCCACCATGAACGATCAGGAAATGACCGAGACTACGAAACTGCTGGCTGCCTGGTACGACAAGGACAAGGCCAAGAGGCCAAGTCCTCTCGACATCCAGAAAGCCGAAGCCAAGTGGCCGGTGTTCTCTGAGAAGGTTGGCATCAAGCTGGAGGAAATCCTCTTCTGGCCTGTGGCTGACATTGGTGCTCTGCCTGACAAAGCCAAGACTTTGCTGATCCTCGAACTTCGTAGGCTCTACGCTGAAAGGCTGGACCTCAAGTCTCTGGTCGGCTCAACTCCGGCTCCGAAGGAAGTGCCGCCTACACAGTCCAAGACTGTTGCCATCGAAGAGCCCAGCGCAAAGGGCAAGATGTCGAAGTTCTTGGGTCTGCGCAAGGCAGGCTAACTGATCCCGCGCCAGCGGGTAGCCGCTGCTGAGTTTCAATAGCTGGAACCGTTGTGACTTAGTGGCCGCGGAGGGGACGGTGTGAAACCGCTTACCGCCGTCCCCTTTTACCTTCTCTCTCCGGAGGAAATCATGGATAAGGCATTCAATTACTATTGTCGTACCAAAACAAGATTTACCCCAGATATTGCGGAGCTAGAGGAACACATGGCTCATGTATTCTTCGCCTGCGATAGCCTGATGACCGGTTGTAGAAACCATAACATGCTCCAAGATGGGAAGTTTAAGGGAAGAGCATTCACTTTGAATGGTTTTAAGTTCTACCAAAAGAGAACTGATGGAACTGCCATCCCGATGGGTGGCAAGGATAAACCTGATCTGAATTTCACTAGGATCAAGGGAGAAGTCCATCTTGTCTCCTCCTTAATGCTGTGTCAACTTGACACAATGATGCAGAATGGAGTACAATTCCGTCGCAAGAGGGTAGAAATCCTTTACCCCTACCGAGAACATGAGTTAGTCAAGATCGGTGACGAGGAAGTCCTTCGTGATCTTCCCAGAGGTTCAATCACCACTAAACCTGAGCAAGGCTTGAGACACTACGTGTCTGACGAGAGGATCGTCAGGCTGTGGGCTTTCATGTATGTGGGTGTCCCTAACTATTGGGACGATCTGATTGACGCAGGCTTTGCCTTCACCCAAATCCCCATCAAACATTCAGATAAACCGGGAAGATATGAATATTATCAATTCAATAAACGTGAATGAGTAAAATTGTAGATCAACACATTCCTTGCGATGACTGTGGTTCATCTGATGCGAAGTGCACATATGAGGATGGCCACAGTTATTGTTTCAGTTGTTTAACTTATACTCCACCACCTAAGAAAGAATTTTATACTTTGGATGAGCAATATACATTTGAATATTTGCCGTGGCGCGGCATTAACCAAGAAACATTTCGTCACTATGAAGCGAAGACTAAGATTGATGCTAGCGGAAAGCCTGTGTCGATTGGGTTTCCGTATCCTAATTCTAGCTACAAGATTAGGCAGCTAGATAAGAAAGCATTTCATACTCAAGGTGATATAGCCAAAGCTGGCTTGTTTGGTCGAAACAAGTTTACCGCTGGCGTACATAAGTACGTCACAATCACAGAGGGAGAGCTGGATGCGCTCAGTTTATATCAGGTCCTTAAGTCACCTTGCGTTAGTGTACGTAGCAGCGTCACTGCTCAGCATGACTGTGCAGTGGATCGATCCTGGCTTAACAGCTTTGAACGCATTTACCTTGCGTTTGACAGCGATGAACAAGGCCGCTCTGCTGCCGATAGCGTCGCAAAGCTATTCGACTATTCAAAAGTTTACTGTGTTCGGTTCCCCGGCGGAGCCAGAAAAGACGCCAACGACTACCTCCGAAACGGAGAAAGGGACGAACTAGTCGCCCTGTGGTGGAACGCTAAGAAATACCTTCCTGAGAGCATCGTCTCGTCATTCACAGACTTTGATAAGATTATTCGAGAGGTTCCGAAGCAAGGTGTTCCTTATCCTTTCCCCACTTTGAACTACATGACGTATGGCATCCGCACTGGTGAGTCTGTGCTGATTACGGCACAAGAGGGTGTGGGCAAAACAGAGGTGATGCATGCAATCGAACACCAACTCCTCACGGAGACAGACGATCCAATCGGCGCTATCTTCCTTGAAGAGCCAAAGCGCCGACACCTTCAAGCAATTGCCGGGATACATCTCCAGCGTCCGGCTCACCTTCCAGACAGCGGTGTCAGCGATGAGGACACATTCCAAGCCGTACAAGACGTGGTTAGGGTGGACGAGCGTCTCCACATTTATTCTCACTTTGGATCAGATGATCCTGAGGTCATTCTCGATACCATTAGATTTCTGGTATCCGCACGCGGTTGTAGGTATATTCTTCTTGACCACATCACTATGGTTGTTAGTGGTCTTGGAGGGAAAGACGAAAGAACTTCACTCGACTATCTCTCGACTCGTCTCGAAATGATGGTCAAGGAGTTAGACTTCGCTCTAGTCATTGTCTCTCACGTCAATGATGATGGTCTAACTCGTGGGTCCCGTAACATCAGTAAGATTGCTGATATTCGTATTGATCTCTACCGAGACATAACTTCGGTTGACCCAATCATAAGACGAATTACCCGTTTAGTAGTGTCGAAGAACCGGTTCTGCGGTCGTACAGGGCCAGCAGGTGAACTGCTGTTTGATCCTGCGACTTACACACTCACCGAGGATTTAGGTCATGGGCTACTACAAGTCGCGAACAATGATAATCATCAAGGCAACACTCAAGGAGTGGCGGCTTGACGATGAAAACGGAAGTGTCACTGGAGTTATCTTCAATTCCATTGACCCCAAGGAATACCCTGAAGGAGCACAATTCACAATTATGAAGGTTAGTTTACACCAATACGGCGCTAGCGAAATGTTCGGCGAAGAACATTACATCGCTGAAACTCAACTCGGTAACTTCTTCCGATTAAACGCGTCGGACATGCGATGATATACCCTTGGAAGCTCAACTACTGGCAATCTGGCGAATGGCAGGTGTGTAATGAACGTCTTAAGGACATGGAGAAATCTAATCAGGGTTTCAACCCAACGCGCAGCAGCTTGTTCGCTGCTCTTCGAGCAGTACCAGATCGAGAAGTTCGGGTTGCAATTATCGCCCAAGACCCGTACCCACAGGCAGGACTGGCAACCGGACTTGCATTCTCTATACCAAGGGAACTTGGAAAAGATGATTTTCCCGTTACCCTCAGACAGCTATTCAAGGAATACACAGCTGACCTTGGCTATGCCTGTCCTGTGCATGGTGATCTCAGCGGATGGTGCAAACAAGGAGTCCTTCTTTGGAACGCGATCCCAAGTTGCCGCACAGGTGCATCACTATCTCATGACTGGCCCGAGTACGCCCCCCTCACCCGAGAGCTTGTTGAGCGACTCGGAGCTAAGGGCATCGTATTTGCGTTTCTTGGCTCAGTTGCAAAGAGATATTTGGAATACGTAGACTTAACCAAGAACGAGGTGATCATTACCTCTCACCCATCACCACGAGGTAACAGAGCGTCAAAGACCCCATTCGAAGGGTCTAGGTTGTTTACAACCATCAACGATAAACTGGTATCACAAGGTCTCACTCCAATCGACTGGAAGTTAGATGACCCACCTGAACTTAAGGGAAAACGACCTGGTAGTGAAACACTGGGAAGGACTGGTAATAATGGGGCGCTTTCTAAAGTACTCCAGAACATCACAGGGGCATCTTGTGGCCCTGTTTTCGACGCCCGAGGGATATGTATTAGGGAGTGATCCTTCTCACTTGGAGATGGTTCATGGGACATAATACAACCACCACGATAACAAAGTTCGAACGTGTTGAGAAGGAGTTGCTGAATGATTTGGACCGTATCCCTGAGGATGCAAAGGAAGATTTGAGGTGGTCTCTGATCTTCCTGTCCAACTGTATACGCACTCTAAAATCAATACGTATTAAAATTGTGCCGTAAATTTTGGAGGCGGTACTAAATATTTGATTTTCAGATTTCAGGAACTCGGGAGCGGTTTCCCCTTGGATGCGGAGAGATGTACCAAGGGATAGCAAGTAGCTCCACGGTGGCACGGCACCGTACCTCCCGCCGGAGGACCGTGCACCCCTAAATCTTGCTTTTCATACTTTCCCCGGTATCACCCTACCTCCAACTCATTTAAACGCACCAGTGGCCTTCCTAGAGGCTCTGAGAGGCCTTTTAAAACAGGTGTAGCATGCTCAAAATGGTAGTCAACAACGATAGAGACGAGGATGAGGTTGATCAACCCATTCTTAAGACTGCCAGTAAGGGTCCGACTGATGGAGACTGGTTGTCTCCCATGCGATCAGGGACTGAGTTCTTGGTGCGTGGTAGAGCAGCTGCTGGCCATCCTAGATGGTTATTGAGTGAGTTCACCCACGGTGGAAAGAAGGCAGGTAACGTACTGCTGTGTCCAACCCAAACTCTGAATGACATTAGAACTTGGATATGGGTTGACCCTGTAGAATTTTGTAAGGTATTTGAATTGAGAGGAGTGTTGGAAGAACCAGATGAGTGAAGTTATACAAGTAGACGAAGCTAGTTTCTTTACCATGAATATGTTGAAGAGAAGCATTAAGCACATGAAGAAGTTAAATACGGAAGGTAAATTTGACTCAGCCATAATGAAAGAAGAAGCTATACTTAGATCTTTCTTCGACGTAATATTAGGAAGATCAGAAGCTGAGGCTCAGGAGGCCGCAGCGTAACCTAGGAGCTAAGATGAAAGAAGCAATTGTTGGTGTTACCTGTGCCTTCTTGCTGGTGGCATCTCTGCTGGTGATCAACGACCACGTAACCCATTTCACTTGGTTCGGTCATCAGATCGCTGTAGTACATTAACGACTATACTACCCTGCGGTTTCCTCTCTCCCGCAGGGTAGTTTCCTTCCAACAATAAGAACTCCTTAAGGAGCAGTCATGGCTAAACCACGTCCACTTCCTTTTCCAGACGTCCCGAAGACGGTTGAGGCTGAGATACCTTCGCCTCCCGTGGCTCCGGTTGACACAGATCAAATGGCATTCCTGCGTAAGGCATTGAATGCTCCCTCTTTGGTTGAGGTTAAAGACCTGATTACCAAGGAGATACTTGAATACAACATGCTGAACAAGATCGAGTTGACTAAGGATGGCGTCACTACGACGCTTCCTGATGAGCCTCGGCATTTCTTGTTCCCTGAAGTCCTGACTACTGTTGACGCTTGTATACCGGCAGCCTTGATTGGTCCCGCTGGCTCAGGTAAGTCAACCATGTGTGAGCAGATAGCCGTGGCATTGGGCCTGAAGTATTATCTTCAGAACAGTGTCAGTGGCGACCACCAGCTTGCTGGCTACATGGATGCTCACGGTCGGTACCAGACGACTGCTTTCCGAGACTGCTTTGAGAAGGGTGGTCTCATCTTGATCGACGAGGTTGATACCTCTGATGCAGGTGCCTTGAAGTGGGTTAACACTGCTCTGGCTAATGGCCATGCAATGTTCCCTGACAAGGCTGATCCAGTGCGAAGGCATGCGGACTTCCGCATCATCATCGCTGCCAACACGTTTGGCAATGGCGCAGATCGCATGTACGTTGGTGCAAACCAACTGGATGCTTCGACACTGGATCGGTTTGTCTTCTTTGACTTCCGTTACGACGAGAAGTTGGAGACGGTACTATCGGGTAATGCTGCTTGGGCTAAGCGAGTGCAG